GCTTGTGCAATCCCACCTTGTGGCATTGTTGTGGTCATGCTTTATCTCCACGGTTAATAGCACCTTGTCCGTTGTAGCATACAACAGAACCACCGCCAGCTCCATTAGAACTAAAGATACTTCCCAAGCATTTCAATGATTTTTGTATGCAAGGATTGCTGTAAACGCCTAAAGCTGTTAACAGGGTTCCAAGACATGACATGGCATTGGGTGTTGTCTGGCACTGTTTGAGGGGTAATCCGCAAAGCATGCCTTTTGCATAAGTCAATTGCTGATAGGGGTATTGCTGTTGGGTTAGGAACTGCTGATAGTTAGCTTGAGCAGCCTTACATGCAATTCCCTGTTGGGTAGCACCGGCACAAAGAGCTGTCTTGAGTTGTGCATTGGCATTCTGCTGCGCAGTGTTAAACGCAGACAATCCGGTGTTATATGCATTGGCATATCCGCAACCGATCAATTTGTTCTGTGAAGCCAAGAGATTGCCCTCAGCTATACCTTGAGCCACTGCTTGACGGCATCCACCATAAGCACCTTGCTTGGTTAGGTTGCCAAGCATACCCTGCTCATCTTTCTGTGCAGTATAGGCAAGGCAGTTAAGGGCAGGAGCCAAAGCTTGGCTTAAATAGGGATTCATGTACTGGGCTGCAACGCTATTGGGGCAACCTTGGAATCCTGTACCACCGATTGCTGCTGCACCGGTTGGTTGTGTAAACGGTTGTCCAGCAGCGGCTTGAGAAACCAATGAAGTCTCAGATTGGTTTTGTTGTGCGGGTGCAGTGGGAATGCCTGATTGGCTCCAAGTCTGACCATATGCAGAAGGAAGACCTAGCTGACCAATACCACTGAAAAGATTCTTTTGAATGCAAGATGGGCCTGCTGTCAGATTGCCCTGATAGACTTGCATGGGAAGAGATGTTAGGGCTTGAGTCTTACCCAGCAAGCATCCCACATATCCTTGTGCCCAAGGGGCAATATTGGATGTCTGTGTAGATCCTGTGCTTGTCACGCCGGGAATGTTACTGATCCCCGTATTCCCTGTAGTTCCAGCAGTAGTAGTCATTTGTTCCTCACGCAGGTAAATGTTTTTCGGCTTTGGTATCCGCAGCAATGTCTTTTGCTTTACTGCGGGCTTTCTTAATCCTGTCCATCATGGCATAGAGCTTTCTAGCTCCAGCGTCTGTTGATCCGTTACCAAGCTCAGACACAATCCTTGCGGGGATTACAAATTCACCATCTGCCAATCTGGCAGGTTGATGTCCTCCAATGGTGGCAGGGATGGAATCAGATACTCCATCTCCGGGGCCTTTTAAAAGGTGGCCACCATCAGAATAAGATCCTAGTGTAGATATACCACCATGCATCTGTCCACCACCGGCGGCATAGGTGACATCATTGAAATACCTAACATTCTTTTCTCCTGCGGCAGGAGGTGTGTAATCAACGGCAGGTCTAGAGGCTTTTAGGTTACTAATCCCCATTCCACCTGTGGATGATCCACTGGATCCGGCTGCTTTTGAACCCAAAACACCAGCGGCAGCCAACAAAGGCAACATCGAAGAAACACTAGAGCTTGTTCCACCACCAGATGCGGATGTGGATTTGATCACATTACCATTGCTATCGATGGTCTGTGTTGCACCGCTAGGCAGAAGGATGGTCTTTGAGCCATCAGAATTTGTTGTTACAGATCCACCGCCGGGGGCAATGTTTGTCCCGCCAGTTGCTGCGTTGTACCCTGAAGCCGCAGTGTTTAACACACCGGAAGAAACCATCTTATTGACTTGATCTTGGGTTAAAGGATATGACTCACCAGTTTCTGTGTTTAAACCTATGCCTGATCCGTCATCCTGAATCATGACTTTATCTGCGCCAACAGTCTGCCATTGGCTGGTATATCCACCATTACTGTTAACTAAATTACTAAGCGTATTGTTAGCAGAATTAATATTGGCTTGAGAGATGCCCAAGTCCTGTACGCCCAAATCAGCCAGATTGTGTAAATCAATCCCAGAAGTTAACCCTGTTAATGCTGATACAGAAGGCTCTATACCTAAAGCAGATAGATCAGTTGATGGTAAACTTACAGATGAAGGATCAATTCCAATAGATTCTAAAAAGGATGGATCCATTGAAAAATCAGTAGTGGTGGTCATGCTGTTGCCTTTTTACTGTTCATTTTTTCCATAGCCATCAATGCCGCTATTAAGTTGGCGGGAGTTAGGCTCTTACCTGCCATTATATTCGGAAGTACCGAGGCCGCAAGGGCTGCGTTCTTCGGACTCATTCCTGAATTCTGGAGCAATGTACTCAACCCGCCAGATATTGCTGCATTCTTTAGATTGGCAGCCAATGGTGTTTTGTTAACCAAAGAAGAAGCCAATGCAGTGCCGACAGGCTGAGTGAAGTTAGAAGCCGCAGCAGGTAGGTTTGCACCGGGTAAAGCTGCGTTTAAACCTGAAGTAATGCCAGAACCCAACGCTCCGACATCGAATCCTTTGGCTGGGCTACCGCCTAACAATCCTGTCAATCCTCCGGTGATCACACCAGAAGACAAGGCATTTGCCACTCCACTTGTCAAAGCGGTTCCGGCAGTCATTCCCAATGTATCGGTCAAGGCTCCAGAGATGGCATCGGTCAATGGTGCAGCAATACCTCCTGTGAGGGCTGCTATGCCTGCGCCAACAAGCAAACCAGCACCGGGGCCTAAGTCTTGTAGAGTGTTGGATACAAACCCACCATGAGATGTGTCTAGTTTAGGTTGTGGTGCTCCGCTTGCTGTCCAATACGCATCGTATTTGGTCTTGCTCATGTTCCCATTTGCATCTGTGGGGAACACGGGATTGGGGGAATAATAGCCTGTTAGCTTGCCTGAATTGTCATACTGGGCATAAACCTTTGTTCCGGGATCCCAACCCGAAGGAGTTTGAATCTGTTGCTCATACCCTGTATCCGTTGCATATACCCCTTTGGGTAGTTTACTAGGATCTATGATGGTTTGGGTTGTTGTCTGCCCTGTTGGATTGCCGTTCTCATCCGTCACAGGTACTTGCTGAGTGGTGGCAGGCAATTGAGCAACAGTTTGCGATTGGAGACCTTTATCCAATCCGGTTAATGCCTCAAAGGTGGATATGTACTTACCGCCTCCAGATTCTTGCAATGCAGATTGAATCCCAGATACAGTGGTAGATCCCAATGCAGATGCAACAGTTGGATCTGATTGAGCAATATTTAATAGGTTCTGATAGTTTTGTAATACATTAGTACCAGATTGAGCCTGTGTAATGGCATCCTGCGCTTGGTAAGTGGGCAACGCAGATTGCAATGTTTGAATCTGTGTGGCATATGTCTTGGAAAGCAATGGATCATTCTGCGCTTGTGTGATCAGGGTTTGAATTTGATCAGATGTGGCAGAGCTTGGGTTAGAAGCTAGAGATGTAAGTTGCTTGACAAACCCTTGTTGGGCTTGTGGCGTACCTGCCAAATACAGGTTACTCCCCATTTGGGCGGTGTTGAATGTGGGGAAGTAAGACTTAACATCCGCAGCATTGATGCCCAATTGGTTGATCAGATTCTGAGCTTTTGTGTAATCACCCGTCTTGGCCGCATCAGCATAAATTTGAGCTGCTTGATTGGCTTGGTTTTGGGTAATATTTGTATTGGGTAAGTCTGCGTTCCCTGCCTGTATCGTTGACAACGCTTGAGCCGCAGCGGCAGGATCTCCTCCAAACTTTTGAACCGCAGCACTGATAGCCGCAGGATTGTTAGCTATACCCTGCGATTGGATATAGTTAATGATGTCATTTTGGCTGTACTGTTTATACGCAGGTGCGGCAGCAGTTAAATTGGATATGCCACCTGTACCAACAGGAGTTGCAGGTGCTGAAACTGGAGGAGCGCCGACTGGAGGAGGGCCGGGGGTTACAGCTTGAGCAGCAGTGGGTGGTGCATCTGATGTTGCAGGAGCTTGAGATGCCGACCAATTGTTATAAGCATTGGTTACCGTGGAAGCATCTGTTCCATAATGAGCCGCTAAAGCATTTGCAATATCAGGTGTCATGCCTCCAACAGATTGAACTGCTGCTGCCGCATCTGAGGTGGTGGCATTGGGGTTGGCTGCAAAATACTGTGCAACCTGATCTGATACTGAGGTATTGGTGGTCATACTGCCTCCCCGCCACTAGCGGTCATGGTTAATCCTGTGGTTGAGGCTTTTGCCTGCAAAGTTGATGATGTGAGCATGACGATGGTACCTGTCCACTGCAACGTAGAGTTTGCAGCAACGCTCGTACCGTAGTAAATAGCATTGGCTGTACCAGCAGATCCCCCGCTGGGAACAATGGATACATAAACATTGATGGCTGATCCTGTGGTGTTACAGAACTCCATATCTTTAAGATAGGTTCTGGTTGGTGTATTTGGATTGGTCGGGACGGTATAAAGCGTTACATAGCTGGTTGTCAACGCAGCTTGTGCTATTTGTACCGGAGTGACGTTTTGATAATTGCTCATAGATTGGGGTTCAACCAAATCAATGTTTGATTGGTGGAAACTTGATTAACTAGGATTGCATTGGCATTGTCATTGGTCTTGAAATACAGCCTCAATACCTTTGTCAAGGTATTAAAATAATCTTGGCTGTATTGAACCGTTGGCAACGGAAGGTTAGGGGATACCGTCTGAATAGGAATCGTCATGTATTACCCCTTTGTCCATCTGGTTTGATGTCTAATCTTGGTGTACCCAATTGCCACTGTAATCCCAATTGATTACCTTCAACTTGGAATATCAACTGTCTGCCTCTTACCCTGACAAAGACTTGCCCAGTAAACTGCTCAATCGGTGTGGTGGATGACCTTGTGATCGTAGCCACATTGGTGTTTGTGCCTGTAGACTGCGGATTGTTATATCCGGATCCCGAGTTTTGCATAGGGATCAGCGTCATGTTGACTTGAGGCTTAGATGCGGTAGAAGCTCTAAATGTAACATCAGGCAATACACGGTGAACGAAGGAGAAGCGATCCCCATCCCCAATATCAAACTCCGCAGATTGAATATAAGAATCAATCGGGTAAGCCGTGCCGGTTGTATTGTCGTTTAAACCATTCTCATGGTAAACAAGGGTATTGTTATAAGTTGCTGCTACGGGGTAAGTCAAGGCTGTGGTATCAATCCATGCCGTCCTGCCCATTTGTCCATAATACCAAATGCCATCGGTATAGTTGTAGATCACATAGCTGTCAACAACCGTGCTGTTGGCTGAACAATAAAACCACCAAATCTCATTGAAGCCTTCATTGGTTCCGGCAAAGAATTGGTCAGACTGCGCCAAATTGATGTTGGAGAAAATGTATTCCCTGAGATCGCAAGTAAGCGTGTAAACAGTACCGTTGTAGAAATAGAACTTATCCCAGCCCATCCAATAAGTTGTATTGGCTGCAAGGATGGCGCAATTCTTACTAAGGATAGAGATGTTATCTCCCACAATATTAGAACCCCAGACACCCGGTGTTCCGATGTATTGGAAAGAATAGACGGATGTGTCGGTAAAGACCACGATCTCCTGCCTGTTTTGGACGCAGGAAACAATCTTGGATCCACGGGAGAGAATAATACCACCAGCCTGATTGGTGGCAGATGGAGTCCACATGGTCACGGATTCTTGGTCTGACCACCTGACCTGCATGGGGTTTTGTCCGCCTCCGGTCAATGGGTTACATCCAAATGCAAATACAAAACGGCTTGCATCGGATACAAAGATAAAGTTTGCCACAGTGGGGCAATCTGATGCCCCAGACAACGTTGTGATATTTACCCCAACGGATGAAAATGTTGAGTCATATGCCCAGTAATAAATACCGCCATTGGTTGGGCAGAAGATCAAATCTTGCCCAAAGTTGGCTTGGCTCCATAAGCGGATAGGCACAGTGGAAGAACCTCCATTGCCCCATGTAGATTGACCCCAATATCCTGCGCCCCATCCAGTCAATGGGACTTGCAACGCAGGGCCAACATTGATCTGATAAGTTGCTGTGACTGTACCGCCCCCGGGAGATCCGGATGCGTCTGTTGTATTGGCTGTGGCTGTTGCTGTGAAAGAGTAAGAGTTGGCGCTAATAACCGTGATTACATACTTCTGATTAAGCACTGCGGCAGTGATGTTGCCTCCCAATCCTGTGGCACCGGTAAAGGTAACGCTATCCCCAGTGATGGCTCCATGAGCCGTGGCAGAAACAACAATGGTTGCAGATCCTGCGGTGGCTGTGAAAGGATTGGTTAAAGTGGCGACACCCCTGATTGGGGTGATGTCGTGGTAAATGCCGCTTTGGCTGACATAAAAATTGGTATTGGTTCCTACACCCAGCAATCCAACTCCGCTGAGGCTAAACCAATTGAACAAAGACCGGCATACGCCCGTATAGGTATAGGTGGACACTGGAACCCAGCCGCCTATCTTTTCAGGAAAACCTTGCCTGAACCTTACATTCTGTGAGGCATACCAACCAGCTACAACTGAAAAATTGGGGGCATTAAATCCAGATGAATTGGTTCCTACCGTTTCAGCGGTATATTGAGTTTGTTCCCTGTTTACACCGGGTCTGAAACGAATTGCGTGTAAAGCCATAGCTTATTGTCCCATTAGGCGCTTAAAACGGCAAGAGTTTTACGTGTCAATTCAATGCGTTCGTTTAGGCCAAACAGACCCCCATTGATGCGTTTACACAGTGCTTCATCATTATCCACTAATCCGTTGCATCCGTGTGTAGCCCAGAACCAGCCACCACTCATGGCTGCCCACATGGGCATCTTAACCAAATCTGGATTCTTTACAAAGTCCTGACCCAAGGCTTGTCCACAGTGCCAATAATTATCATGAAAGGTAAGCTGGATTGTGCCTCTTCCTCTGTACAAAAACCCATCCCCGCTTGCCTCATTCCTATTGCCTCCCCGATTGGCATAAATCCTATTGGCAATCTTCTGCGGTTGGTGAGCAAAAAGGGCATACTCCTCCGGTTTGAAGTGAGTATGGAAGAGAGCTTGAAGGGTTTCGGCTCGGTAGTTGAGGTTCTCTTCCAATGTACGGAAGTGGTTGCACTCATGTGAAAGCTGTCCGATAAAGGCGGCCTGCTCTTTGACGGTAAAAATGTTGAACTTCTGGATGGTGGCATTGAGTGGCTCTGCCCATTCTGGCCCAATTTGGATGGCATGAAGTTTCTCTGCTGTAATCATTTCACACCCTCGTTGACTGTCTGCATCACTTCGTTGTATTGACTAATACAGGCGTTGAGCTTGACGATTGCTTTGTCTCCGTCTGAGGCGATGGCGACAATATCTTTAATAGCCTGTCGGTCAGATTCGGTTCCATTGGCTTGATTTCCATTGGAGGCATCTGCACTGGCTTGTACACCACAGGTGGAGGGGAGGCGCAACTCGCCAGCATCAATGCGAGCGTTAATACTAGCCTGCTTGGTTTTAATGTCATTTTTGGCCTGCTTCAGTTGGCTGGTGGCTCTTGCGAGCTTTTGTCCGAGTTCGACTTCTTTTGCCCTAGCTTCTCCATTAAGTCTTTCAATTTCTGCTTTATCTTCTGCAACCCGTCTTTCATAGCCTCGGTGATCAGCAACATAATAGCCTCCTATAACAACTAACGATAATCCCACTGCCTTCATGATGATGGCGTGGGGCTTTAACATAGGGAAAAACCCTAAAAGATAACTCAATCCATAAGCCACTGCACCGCCAAGCAAGGCGATGAGGGCTATCCAATAAAACAAGTCATCAAAGAACCATGCAATCATATTGCTTCTCTTCTAGCCTGCGCCATTCTCTCCCTCTCATGGTCAGGCTCTAAATAAGGTGGCGTTTGAGGTGGAAATGGAGGTGTCCATCCTGCGGGTTGAGACATCATCACAACAGGCGCAGGAGGAGGTGGAGGAGGAGCAACATAAGCCGCAGTATTGGCTTTTGCTGCGTTCATCATGTTAGTGGCTTCGTTGGTCAAACCTTTGGTCAGAATACCCCCAATTCCTCCGACAATGAGAAGAACGATGTCGTTCAGCATCTTGGTGTAGGCTTGGTCAATAGGTGCCATAGCCTTAATGGGCTGGCTGACGAACGTCACAGAATAAAGGAGAGCCATGACAATAAAGGCAAGGATTAGGGTCACGACAATGATCACAAAGGATCTAACCCTGATCTCTATCTCATCGGCAGACAGGCGTTCCTTGGGGCTGTTGAGCAACAGGAGCAGGAGTTCCTTCAATTTTTTTCTCCAAAATAGGGGCCACTAAATACTCAGGGCAATCTTGATTAAACTCACAAATAGGCTTTTGGCATCTCTCGGACTTGAAGTTGTCAGGATCTTGGCAAAAATACCGATACTGGTCATGGCAACCTGTACAAAAAAATGGGAAAAGTATACATATCAAAATTGATGTGTTTACAAAAGTCCATTTTTTAATCATTTGCTTTCAATCCTTGCCAAAGCTTTGTTTACTCTGAGTTCCATCTGTCTGACATCCACATACATCCAAGCAATCAACGGAATCAACAGTAGCAAAACAACCAACAGAACAATGATCAGTAGGATGGCGAGTGAGTCAGACTGAGAATCATTAGCCATAACCACATCAGCATCAGCACTGTAATTGCTGAAGCCGCCATTCTTCCCTTTATTAGATCCGCCTTTTGCCGCCGTTGCCATTTTGCTCTACGCTCCTTCAGCATTTCCTCTCGTCTTGCAAGCGCTTGCACATTGGCAATGTGACCAATTTGCTGATTAACTCTAGTGTACAAATCCTTTAGTTCAATAGGAACGCTATACACCATGTAGTTACTCAGCTCCGTATTCAACTTCTCCATCTGCAAATTGGCAATCGTGATCTTGATTGCAGCCTCTTGGCCTTCATCGTTATTTGCGTGGAGAGCAAATTCTTCCTGTTCTTTGACGTAATTCTTCAGAGCGTTGTATGCTTGGAAGAACTTGATGAGAGCATCACTGACCTGTTGGTAAATGAGGTTTTCATCAAACTCTGGTGGAGGCTCTTTCTTCTTGGCCTTCTTAGGTTGAGCAACTTTTGGTTGCTCTTCCTGTTTAGCCGGACTAAAAATGGCTGTTAAGAACCCAAGAAGCCCTTTGGCTTTCTTTTGTACATTCTTAACGTCCTTGACAACTCCATCAACTTCATGGGCAATGTCAGTAACAATTTGCCGCCCTTCTTTGTACATCTCACAAGCATCTTTACAGAGCTTGAAAGCGCCAGAGGCAAGGGCGACAAGTGTAAACGGATCAATGACTTCACCTTATTTCTTCAGTTTGCCAAGTGTCTTGGCCAAATTAGCCATCTTGGCTACCTTCGGATTGGTAGACTTGGCGGCTTTAGCCATCTTCTTTGCGGGGATCTTTTCGCCTTCAGGCACTTTCAGTGCTCGGTGCAATGCACCTTTGTTCTTTACTGCTCCGGCGATCCAGTTTTTTGTTGCCATTTTTAACTCCAAGAGTTGCGGTTGATGTTTCTTTATCTATGGTCAAAAAGCCATAGCAGCATATGTTCCAGTCTGCGCCACTGGGATCAAGTTCACTAAAACACGGTACGTTAATGCGTACGTGTTTAAACAGATATTCTTTATCGCCTTCAAAGACACGCCAGACATGATCTACAGTGCCACGCCCTTCCATGCCTCTAGACTTATTGAATCTGATTCTGTACTTGTTCATACGATCTCCGCAGCAGGGGGAGGTACAGCGCAAGTAACATTTTGATTAACTTGAACAGTCAAGTTAAAGTGGACAAACTTCAAAGGCTTATTGGCTGCATGGCGGCCAAAAGAATGGGGTAGCCAAGCATTGGAAAATATCATCAATCCGGGCTTGGGATTGAAGTGAATTGCATTGCTTGCGTTGGTCACATTGCTCATGTTGAATTCCATGAGATTACTCTGCACTTTCCCTGCACGGGGATCGTGGAAAATAACTTGTGAGCTTTTATCTGGCACTTCAAGGAAGTAGAAGCCTGCGATCTGTGCGCCAAATCCATGAACGTGCTGTTCCATCAAGGAGTGCTTGTGGTGCTCTTGTGTCCACATCTCAGTGAATACAACAGACAGATTGTCCATTGCATAGCCTTGGCCTTGCAGGATTGACCAACTATTTTGACCAATAAATTCGGCAAACTTTGCCACACGGGGGTCAGCAAAATAACTATCCGTCATGATGACTGGATAGATTGGGTCTATCTTCTTCTGCGCTTTTTGAATCTTTAAACGCTCATCAGAGACTTCTTTGACCATTGGTAAAAAGTCTGGGCGCTCTACTGTATAGACCGTGGATGGAAAATAATTCCATCCTTGAATCTGCGGCTCTGCTAGTGCAGCTTCTGCTTCTAATGTTTGTGTGCCGTCTGGCATGTGCTTCTCCTCATGGTGTTGTTACTAGAACCCACGTTGCTGTGGGTATGTCTAGTTTATACTGTTTTCCATCAGTTGGATATTCGGGTGTTACAACCCATGAGTTCGTTGTACCTTGCCAGAAATACTGCTTGTCATCAGTTGGGCGAGGTATTGGAGGAATATAAGTACAAGTGGCCTCATCAAATGTCCAAGCGGTAAAATTGGAAGCATTTGGCAAAGCTGCCCAAGAAGCTTTTAAAGCTTGTTGTTTAGCTGTTTTCTCTGCGTCTGTCATGTCACGCAAAGCCCAAACATCCGTCCAAACACCATTGACCTTTTGGTAAGTTGGCTCTTCTGAATCAAGCACTTGATAAAGTCCGGGAGTAGGACGTTCAACACGCACAAAAGATTCCCAATGTGCAGGTATTGAATGAAAAGCTTGAAGAAGATTATCTTCAAAAGCAGGGTGGTTTATGGGTTGTCCGTTGTTTGTTTCAATGTATAGATTCATCTTTTACTCCGTTTAAATTAAGGGCCTACATTAGTTGACGGGAACGATGGCGTACCACGAACACCTCCTACACACCAGACAACACGAACTGCGCCACTATGCCCGGCAGATCCTTTAGTGTAGCTTGATCTATTCCAAATGTACCCACAGCAATATCCACCGTAAGTGTAGTAGCCACCTCCACTACCGCCACCACCTCCATAAGCGCCACCAATAGCTGATCCAGAGTTGCAATTATACGCACCACCACACGATCCATTTCCTCCGCCGCTACCGCCATAACCTCCGGTATTTGTTCCAGAACTTGTTGAAAAACTTCCCGATCTTGAGCCGCCATCAGCTCCTAGTCCATATATTCCTACACCGCCACCACCGCCGCCGCCGCTGAATCTAAATGTTGGGCAAGTAAATAATCCATTTTTAGTTCCACCACCACCACCGCCAGAGAAAGCAGCTGCGGCTGCGCCAGCACTAGGAGTTACTGGATAACAATATGCTCCTAAGCCTCCGGCATGGCCTCCATTTCCAAAATAACCACCTGCACCTCCGCCACCACCATAATAACCAATACCGTTTCCACCGTAACCACCACCATCACCTACATAACATCCTCCGTTACCGATGAAACATCCACCACTACCTCTCATAAATGAGTTAGAGCAAAAAGAGGAATTTCCGCCACGTCCGGGATTAACGCTGCAACTGGTTGAACCACTTCCACCAACCCCAACAACAACGGTATAAGAGTTTCCGGGTGTTACTGAAATATTGTTTTTATAACCTAAACCACCACCACCTCCACCGTGCATATTTGACCAATTAACTGAACAGCTTGTTCTTCCTCCGCTACCTCCACCAATTGCAACAACAGCAACTTTAGTTACGCCAGTAGGAGCTACCCATGAATATGTTCCAGCAGTCGTATATGTTGCACAAGTTACAGGAGCAACAGGAGTTACGCTATTGGATGATGAGCTGCATGGGCCAGTACCAAAGGCATTGGTTGCCTTGACTTTAAACGAATATGACGTTCCATTGGTCAAACCTGAAACCGCCACAGGAGACGATGATCCAGTTCCAGTTATACATCCGGGCGATGATGTTGCGGTATAGCCCGTAATGGCTGATCCGCCTGTGCAACTGGGAGCTGTGAAAGTGATAGACGCAGATGCATTTCCTGCGGTTGCAGTTCCAATTGTTGGAGCTTGTGGGGATGTTTTAGGCTTAGGCCAGCATCCTTGCTTTTGATAATTGGCTGCTTGATCTAATGTCCAAATGCCGGGTGCTGTACCACAGTAACCCCCTGTTGGGGTTACGGGTGTCTTTGAAATAATTCCGCCGGGATATTGCTTACTCATTTATGGACTTCCTACATTTGTAGATGGGAATTGACGGGTATTACCGGGCCAGACGATACGGACAGCGCCCCCACCACCTTTGCCACTACAATAACTAGAAGAATATCCTCCTCCATACAATCCGCCTGCACTTATGGTTCCATTTGTTCCACAACTGCCACCTTTACCGTAATAATTGGGGCTACAACATCCTACATTAGTTCCTGTTCCAGCAGCGCCGTTACATCCTTGTCCAAACAAGCCAACTCCACCGGCACCACCTTGTCTTCCAGATCCACCGTTTTGTCTGCCTGCTCCGCCACCGCCGCCACCAGATCCTGCGGTTGCTGATATGCCAGATCCGCCGGGGAATGCAGCTCCATTGCCTCCATTGCCCGAATACCCCGCTGCGCCACCAGAGCTACCTTGTATATTACAAATCCAAGGAGCACCGCCAAAACCACCGTTTCCTCCGCCATCTCCCACATGACTAGATGTTGTTGACCCAACTGCATATCCTCCACCGCCTCTAACAACAGAACATGCGCTGACAAAATAAGAATTACCACCATTGCTATTGGCTGTACTTGCTCCAACTACAACAGTGTATGAGTTGCCGGGTGTCACAGAATAATTATTCTTGTACCCCAATCCACCACCACTAGCTCCATATGCGGTGAGAGATTGAGGGGCTGATCCTCCGGCTCCAACAGCAACAACAGAAACTTTAGTCACACCAGCGGGGGCAACCCATGAATACGTTCCTGCGGTTGTATAAGACTGTGAACCAACAACTCCGGGAGAAACAGAATTAGATGCGGCACTACAAGGCCCATAGCCACTAGCATTTTGTGCTCTCACTTTAAAGGTATAAGAAGTGCAATTTGTTAGACCTGTTACTGATATTGGTGATGAAGAGCCTGTTGCTGTAATGCATCCGGGTGTTGATGTGGCTTGGTAACCTGTGATAGTTGCGGGGTAACCTGCACAAGAAGGTGCAGTAAAAGTTACAGAAGCAGAAGAACATCCACCCGTGGCTGTTCCAATCGTGGGAGCACCGGGGGTTGCAGGCCAAATGGTCTGCCCTTTAGCTTGATACTGCTGGCGTACTGTCCAGATTCCTGAAAAATTAGGCATTATGGGCTTCCTGCACAAGTTGATGGGAATGCTCGGGTAGAGCCGGGCCAAATAATACGAACTGCGCCACATGCGCCGCCTGATCCTGCTGCTCCATAGCCAGCTCCGCCACCCGGAAACCCACCGTTATAACCCGTTGTTGGTGTTCCATTAAATGTTCCACAGGTTCGATTTGTGCGTCCACCATAATGACCACTTTGTGCTCCTGAGCCACCGCCACCACCGCCGTTGTTTTTACTGGTAGCTGCTGCTCCATTGGTGCCTTGGCCATTTAATCCGGTTCCACCACCTCCACCACCTGCTCCACCACCGCCTCCACCGCCAGAGCCAGCAATAGGAGTAGTTGCATTTATATCTCCGCCATGTCCGCCAACACCAGCATATCCGCCTGCTCCGCCACCACCACCGGGGTGACCACAACAACCAGAACCAGAATATCCATAACCACCAGCAAAACCGGCTGTGTATGTTCCAGAAGGAGTTCCACCATTTGCATTACTACATGTGCTCCGTGCGCCACCGCCTGCAACAGCAGAAAAAGCAGAAGATGAACCACCAGAAGCATTTGGCGCTCCAGCACCAACTACAATTGTGTATGAATTCCCGGGAGTTACAGAAATGGCGTTTCTATACGCTAAAGCTCCGCCACCGCCACCAATATATGGCCCACATACATATCCATCTCCTCCAGCTCCAACAACAACTACTGAAACGGAGGTAACTCCTGTAGGCGCAACCCACGAATAAGTACCTGAAGTTGTATATGATTGTGAGCTAGCATTTACGGCTGTAATGGAATTGCTTGAAGCGCTTACTGGGCTTGGGCCATAAATGTTATTTGCGGCAACTTGGAATGTGTAAGAGCTTCCTGTTGTTAAACAACTTACAGTTACTGGAGAAGATGCGCCGGTTGCGGTTTTTACTCCACAACTTGCAAAAACGGTGTATGTCGTAATAACGCTACCGCCTGTGCATGAAGGAGCAGTAAAAGCTACTGAAGCACAATTAGAGCTTCCTGCCGTGGCAGTGCCTATGGTCGGTGCGTTAGCAACCTTTAAAGCGTTGTACCCCGGGCGATTTATACCGGCATTGTAGCGAAACGACATGCTTTTATCCTAATTAGGAGATTGCTTCGTAAGAGATCGAGAATGTGAGGTAATTGGCTGTACCCGATGTAATGCTGATTGATTGGTTTTCCATCAAGTAAATGGCCGTTGTTTTATCAACTGCAATCAAAGAAGCATTGGCAGGGACAGACACTGTAGATACTACAGGATAAGCCGTACCACCGGAAGGTGCAGAACCCTGCGATACAGAGCCATTTGTGTAAATGGAGACTGTTGCATTGACTGCGCTTGATCCGTTTGTGTTTGAAACCACGATCTGATTGATCTTGTACACGGTATTGCTACCTGTCGCATTGGCCAACAAAACAACAGCAGATGTACCGCTGGGTGTGTAGAAAGTGGTTGTGCCGTATATGTTTGACGCAGCGGCAATATTAGGATTTGACATGGAATTTCCTTATAGTCCAAAAACAATTGAGAAGGCAATCGCATTGCCCTTGGTTGCTACAGTTCCACTGACTGGCAGTGTAATGCTTGAGTTATTCGTTAAAGTCAAACCCAATGAATATGCGCCTGAGAATGTGATGGTATTGTTTGCATTGTTTGCTACCCCAGTACCACCGTTTGCAGCAGACAAAGTTCCTGTTGCAGAAGAAACGTTTGTAAAGCTTGAAGTTGTCTTTACAAAGTCAGAAGCTGTGATGGAATCATAAAAGACAATTGCCACTTCCCCGTTTGCAATCGTTACCCCAGTTCCACCTGATTTCTTGATGGTGATGGCATATCCGCCAGATGTCTTGTTATAGACCAAGAATGCCCTGCTGGTTGCAGGAGCAATAATGTTTCTTGCCGCAGTTCTTGAACCTGTGCAGTTTAGGATGTAATACTGCGCTGTGGTTGAGTTACTTCCGGTCGTGGCAAATGATGTTGAATTCGATCCGTTTAAGGTACTGAGCGTGATGTCAGAATCTTGTGTGATGTTGTTGGTTCCAGCAATGGCAATGTCAACAATAGATGTAAAACCATTGTTTACGTCATCGCCCCAAACCCCGGATTCTTGACCCGTGACAGGTTGAGCAAGACCTAATAATGTTGTGTTATTGATTGACATAATTTCCTCATTGTGTTGGTATCAAAGACCAAGTTGCTCCTGTGGAATCAGTGATATTCTGCCATGAAGTTGTGGTGTTGTCATTAATTAAACTCCAGTAGTAAATACCCATATTCCCTGCTGTTGCAGATGCTACATTGCCAGTCAACGTAGCCCCTCTGCCAAACATTGTTACCGTTCCTGCCGTACCCGTTGCTCCAACTCCTGTCAAAGCAATTGTTAGGTTATAGCCTATTGCACCAAGCGTTCCTTGCGCTGTATCCCCACCAAGAGGTACAGATACTGCCCCAACCAAACCTGCGGCATTATTGCCTGTCAGGCCAATCTGTGGGTTGGCTTTAACAGATCCAACAGCACCTGTAGCTCCTACCCCAGTCAAAGCCAAGGTCAGGTTATAAGAAACGGTTCCTACGCTTCCAGAAGCATAGTTACCAATTTCCTGCTCTGACCCGCTTGCGGTTGGAGTTCCTACAAAACCAGATGCATAAACACCTGTCAGAGATAGGCTTGGCGTTCCCGTGACACTGCCAACAAATCCACTGGCTAGAACACCGGTTAAAGCCTTGGTATCACTGACTACAACAGACCCTGCAAAACCACTAGCGCCTACGCCAGATAGGGCTATAGAGATATTGACAGACTGGGTTCCAACTGAGCCTGATGCGTTTACACCAGAAAGAGTGACCGTTACATTACCGGCTACAGTTCCCGTTGTACCTGCTGCGTTTACACCAGCAATTGTTGGGTTGTCAGTATCACTGACCGTCCCAACAAGACCAGAAGCTCCAACCCCAGTTAGGGCAATTGTCAGATTGGGGGTGACAGTGCCTGCATTACCTGCTGCATTGTCGCCCGTGATGATGGTTAACCCATACCCCCACGGGCCAGCCCCCCAAGTGCCACTGCCCCATCCTGCCATAAATCACCTATTAGGTGGTAGACAAGCGCAATAAAGCTGTACTTGTTGTGTTGGAAGGCATTGTCAGTGTAAACGTACCTGCGGTGATGGTCTGAGCACCAAACGTAT